TCTAAGTCTTGTGCAGTTACTGTAGCATCTACGTATGCCTTTACAGACTGCTGTGTAGGTACTAGAGTATTACTATTAGAAGACATGTTGTCTTCGTCAACAAATGCTGTAATAGTTATTGAGCCATCAGATAGGCTACCATATGTAAGTGTACCTGATACGTCTGCATCACCATTTATGTCAATTGTTGGTGCAACTATTTGGACTTCTGTATCGGCAACGATGTCAAGTTGTCCATCGGCACTTGAGTTGATGTATAAAGCTGTATCTCTGAATTGTAACTTCTCTGTAGAAGCAACAAGTATGTCATCACTGAACTCAAAATAATCCTCATCTTCCATCCATTTAAGGACACCGTCGTTAGTCTCACCGTCAAATGTGACAGTTATATCTGTGGCTGCAGTACCATCTCCAAGTGTAAGAGATGTACCAAGCATTTTAGTTATAGGACCACCTTCATTGGCTGTACCGTCGTGGGTATGCCCTGTGCTTGCTTGGAACGCTGCTAATAACTGGTTGAACTCATCATTGGTATGAGCTGCGGTTATTACGTCTCCATCAGCATAAGAAGATTGTCTTGTGTATGTAGCTCCCATCTATCTTCTTGCTCCTAGTTGATATTCTAATTGAAATCCTTTAAGTGAATAAGGTGCAGTCGTACCTCCATCTTGTATCTTTAAGGCTACAGCAAATCCTGATCCTTCAACTGCTTGTCTTACAAGAGGTTGAGTTGCACCCCCGTATGTTGCTGTGCCGTACAGTGACGTGCCATATATGGCGACTACGTTTGTTGAATCTAAAGGGTACGCCGCAGGGCGTGGTGCGTTTGCATCTTCATAATCATACCTAAGAAACATATCAGCATCTATAGCTGCTTCAGGTGCGTAGTTAAGTATAACTCTTTGCATATACTTTCGTATCCCCGGATCGTTCATAGATATGTCAGGACTACGATATCTTGCATTTATAGATGTGCCATCGAAATCGTTACCAGACTCCTGTCTGTAAACGTAGCCATCTCCTGACCCGTGTATAGCAATAATATCTCCTGAAGATACAAATGTATCAGTAGATGTTGGTCGTATACCTCTCAACTCTCCAAACTCAAATTGTTGTCCTTTGAGGACACACATAACACCTTTTGTTACTGTTTCGGATATTCCTGTTTTAGTAAAAAATATTCGGTACTGTGTCTTGTTTGGTATTACAAGCGATGTAAATTTACTTGACGAAGAAACATTATCAAGGAACAATGGTTGTACATTTGAACTGATTGTACCCAACTCCACGTCACCAATTCTTGCAGTACCTGCTATGGTACGTAGTCCATCAGGACCTAAGAAGATAAGATCACCTGCAAATTCTTGAATTGTTTGTCCATTTGGGCATCCAATGTTTCTTGTTATATCTGCGACAGTAAAATCAGCTACAGAAGAACCTGCTAATTTAAATATACGGTTTTCACAAAATATAATTAAGTTATCACGGAAAACCTTGAGACCTGTTATTTTATCGTCAACTGCAATAGAACCTGAACCTGAACCACCTGAAAAATCATCTTCATCAAAAGGTTTACTAAAGACCATTTCTTGTGGTGTACTAGACATACCTGCATAGAACATGTGATCTCTAAATGAAGCTACAAATTTAGCTCCTGCTACTGCACTTGTACTTACATCCGTTGCTGTAAAAGATGAGTTAAATACAGTAGGGGCATTTGCACCATCCGCAACAATTATTTTATCGTTATTATCAAAGTTAAATCTTTCAAAAGTGTATGTACCTGCACTTGTTCGACCTGTATCTCTTTCTGTCCAACTTGATCCACCGGGAGTTGCACTAAATATCTTTTCTCCACGTGCAGCCATCACAGTAGATCCGAACGTTGCAACCATCAGTACTTCTTCAGTCGATGCACTTGTTTGGGGTACTATAGCGTTTACATATTTTGAAAAGCCACTTATCCTTCTGTACCCACCTTCAATGTCAGGTTCAAAATTAAGCAATTCAAGAGCTTGTCCGGGTTTCATTGTGAGTGTAGACTGATTAAGAACCAAACCACCTTCACATGAAAAAGGAAATGCACCTGTCTGACTTAGCTCTGGCATTCTATATAGCTCTCATATAAATTTGCTTATTGATTAACTCAACACGCATACGTTTGATGTATTTGTCAAACTGTACTTGTGCAAGTTGTGCATTTTGTGTTTCACCCCTAAGTGTAAAAGCATAGTACTTTGCTCGTTCTATAATTACATTTTCAAAACGTAGAGGTATAATTGATGTGTCCGTACTTGCACTCAAAGGAGTGTGTGTTGTGTAGTAGAAATACTTTATAGTATATGTTGACGAATCAGGTACAGGGGATAGTCCAATCTTATCTTGAGGGTTTGTGTATACATACACAGGAGTATCTTCTGAATTGCCTGTAGGATCTGTATCTCTTTCGTGATAACTATCAAGATATTCACTATACGATAAATATCTTAACTTTTTCTCTGACTTATCTGCAGATTCAAGAAATAAGAAACTATCATAATCTATTGTTTTAGCTGCTGACTCTTTTGTGTATAGTCGTGTACCGTCAGTTGTTGTAAAACTAGCTTGTAGAACTGTAAAGGGCCACTCTGTATCTGAATTAATTATGTCATCAATTGCACGATTAATGTAATCTTTTACAGCAGTTTGAATACCTCTAGATGAAGCAAAGTTAGACGCTGTCAGTTCTACTTCATTTAGATCTCTTAGCACGTTGTTGATTAATACTAGATAACTGCTCGCCATGTTTAAGTTTCTCTTGGACTTTTGTAGATTCTAAATAGTGACGTCTCTTTTGAGCTTTGCGAGAAGGGCTATTTAGTTTTTTATTAATGTCTACTATCTGCTGTGGAGTTAGTAGCCTGTAAGGTTTAGTATTAAGGGGTATTAGTAATCGTAAATTTTTTTTTTAATTTAATTACTCTGTATATACTCACTATGAATCTTTCTCATTCTTTTTAATTTCTTCTACAGAATTGATCATCATATTGTTTAGCGTTTTTAATTTTTCAGTAGCATTTGTCATGTCGTGTAAGGCTTGATCTACCATATTTAATGCTGCGTTATTGTTGTTTAATATGGTTTGTGCATTTTCAATCTGTAATCTGTACTGAAAAGCTAAAGCTTGGGCGGCTAATTTCTTCATAGATGTACTCCTTTTTAGGATTATACAGATAAGTTAGCCTTGTGTCAATCTCTTTGTATCTTTGTATGCCTTTTTAATTTCTTCTATAGTTCTTTTGCAACCTATACACACATTGTTTTTGAGCGTACAAACCCCCACGCACGGACTTAAAACTTTCCTACCCATTTACCTGCTGCCCAAGCTAACAATCCTGCAAAGAATAATACAACTATAAATGCTATTCCGTAGCCTACGTATTCCATCAACTCTTCTCTACGCTTCTCTTCCATCTTTTCTTGATAGCGTCTGGACTTACGAGCTTCGGCTTGAAAGGCTTGCCAATCTTGCCACAATCCGGGGCGACCTAAGTAAATCATCATCTTCTTGAGTTCTTCTTCTTTTTCTTTTATTTGCTCAAGAGCCATGAACTCTTCTAAGTCTGAACCCCCTACACCTTTAGCTTTCTTTTTCTTAAGGTTCTTTTCTATTGTCTCTTTTGAAAATACAAAATCGCTTATGTGTTTTGCACAGCCACTCAGTTCTTTACCGTTGGACACGAATTGTTTTATAACCGAAAAGGCGGCATTGGCTGCGGCTAATTCTGCTAACATCTTACTTTTTCCTTATCGGTTTACAATACGCTGTTATTTGTAAGTTAGGTCCTTCCCTTTGTGGTATAGTTGCTTGATCATTTAATCTTACTGCAAAGTACAAACATCTATCTATGTTATCGAAGGTTTGTGTTTGGTCTATTATCTTTAATCCCATCATAACCACTAGTACGAACTCAATCACACTGGTACTCCTTGTACCTCCTCATCGTTATCTTCTTTGTGGCATTCGCAATTGCACTCTTCGCAATCACATTCGTAACATTCACATGTTGCACATTTCTTCTTTTCTTCGGTCATATCCACTCTCCATTTTTCATAGCTAGGGATAACTTCATAGCTCTATTACCTACTTGGTTTGCCCATCTTGAGTCAATCATCTCTTCACAAGCTAGAGGATAATTTACTTTTTCTATCGCCATCCACATGTTTTTAAATTTCATAAGACGAGGAACACCCATATTAAATGCCATATCTACAAGCACCATTTGTCGTACATCGTTAAGTTGATTTACTATTGGCTTTCTTTCTAGTAGCTCTTTTTCTACAATTGCTATATCATTCATACAAAGATAATAAGCTTCTTCTTCAGTAAGACCAACTTCGTAGATATCTTCCATAGTCTTGTTTATGAAAGATAGCTCACCGTCTGTGATACCCCTGTCCTCTAAGTTACGCCCGATTCCAATCGTATCGATGCCTAGATGATCTTGGTAGACTTGAAGGCGAAGTCCTTCATGTAAAGCTATCATCTTAACTAGTTCACTGCGTTCATATTTCATTTTAAAAGTCTACCTTGTATCGTAAGTTCATTGCTTTTGTTTTTTTACCACTAAAAGGGTCTGTACCTGTTAAAGAAACATCAAGATTACCACCACCTAGATCCATTACAGAATAATTTAAACTAACTTGATTTTCACTGCCTTTTTGATTGTCAAAAAACCTCTTGTTTACCTGTATACCAACTCTGTTATTTTCGTTTACTTGATACCCTAATGCACCGCCAATATTCTTCTCTATATTCTTCCACGTACCCTCATAAGTCCCGAATGGTACTTGCTCTGAGTAAGCTCCTTTTGTTCTAGCTTTAGAACCAAACAAAGTTGCTCTAAGAGGGTTTAAATCGAAACTTACATTTCCACTTAATGTTTTTGTTTTAGACTTTTGTTTGACAGTTACGTATTTATTAGGCTTGAATTCATCTTTTGTTTTTGAGCCTTCATAGTATAAGCTACCTGTTACTTTTTGATTACGTTTTCTTTTTAAATTAAGAGAAGCTTCCATCTGAGGTTTTCTAGGTTGATTTGCATATTGATCGCTAGTCATGCTTTCTTCCTTGTTGTTGGTTTACGTCTTTTACCTGATGCAGTAACAGACCATTTAACCTTTGCAGGTCCTGTCTTTTTACTTGCTTCTTTCTTACTTATCTTACTTGCTACGGCTTTAGGTCTACATGCAGGATAAGGTCTTTTCTTTTTATCTTTACCAGAACGACCACACTTCTTTCCTGTCTTGACATCACGCCAATCTTCTTTAAACCACTTGGTTAAACTCATGCGTAAGTACCACCACGTTTCTTGTACTCCCTAACCAACCAAGCATTTGCATACGCTGAAGGATATACCTTGAACTTCTTTTTGGCCGCAGCTTTTACTGAAGCATAAAGCTTTGGGTTTTTTGGTTTAGGACTTCCTTTTTTCTTAGCCATTTGCTTTCCTCGCTGTTTACATGCACAAGTCTTGATATTTAGTTGTGTGCAATCTGTGTTTAGATAAGTCTCTGTTAGAACTTTTGAATATCCATTTAATCCAATCTAACATCACTTCTTCCCCATAAGTTTCATTGCCTGACCAACGCCCTTAATTCCAAAAGAAGAACTAACGGCTATAAATAAAAGATACTGATACCAATCTGGTAACGTATTTAAAACTTCA